ATCAGGAATTAGAGAATATTAAAAATGCTGGTGGAAGGTTTGTAAATACTGGTACACCGTGGCATAAAGATGATGCTTTTACTTTGATGCCTAACATNNANCAATATGATTGCTATAGTACTGGCTTAATGACTGATGCAGATATACAAACTAAAAGAAGCAAGATGTCACCTTCATTGTTTGCAGCTAACTATGAATTAAAACATATAGCAAGTGAAAATGTAATGTTTGCAGCACCAACTATTGATGATGGTAGTAATACAGATAAAATATATAATGGTATATGTCACATTGACGCAGCATATGGTGGTGATGATAATTCGGCTTTTACAATACTTAAAGAAGTTGGCAGTAAAATATATGTATATGGTAAGTTAAAAGAAATGCACATTGATGATTGCTTGAATGAGTTTGAGCAGGACAGAATGAAGTATAGGGCAGGCATATTATATAATGAGAAAAATGCAGATAAAGGTTATTTAGCTAAGAAAATTAAGAATCCAGTAAGTAGCTATCATGAAAGTATGAATAAATATATTAAAATATCTACATATTTACGTGACAGATGGAATGATATAATTTTTATTAATGAAACTGATAGGGATTATATTAATCAGATATTAGATTACAATGAAAATGCAGAACGTGATGATGCACCCGATAGTTTGGCAAGTTTAATTAGGCAGATAGATAAGAGTAGAATGAAAACTATGAGCAAATCTTTGTTAAGATTATAAGGCAGGTGATGATGTGATAAAATTAGAAGCAGAACTGACAACTAAATTGGTAGAAAAGTTAATAGAAGATCACAACACAGATAGATATTCTAAGCTTAGAAAATACTATCAAGGTAGAAGCGATATTGTTGACAGGACAATGAAAGATAGTGAAAAGCCTAATAATAAACTTGTTAATCCTTATTCAAGCTATATAGTAGATGTAATGGCAGGGTATTTTCTAGGTATTCCAGTAGCTTATAGCAGTGGCAATGATGATTTAATGGCAGAAATACAAGAAATATTTGATGTTAATGAAGAGCAATCCCACAATACAACTTTGGCACATGAAATGGGGATACTAGGACAAGCATGTGAAATATTATGGGCTAATGAAAAAGCTATGCCAGAATTCGCAAATGTACCAATGGAAAACATTATTGCTGTATACGACACTAGTATTAAGCCTAAGCTAAGATTTGTGATTAGACCACATGAGGTAAAGGATTTATTAAATGATAAGACGCATGTATATGCAGAAGTTTATACTAGCGATAGTGTAATTTATTATGCAGGAGCAAGAAGCCAAGATAGGAATATTAAGCTTGAATTAGTGGAAGAAGTGCCACACTTTTTTGACGAAGTGCCAGTGGTATTTTACAACAATAATGATGATTTAACTGGTGACTTTGAAAAGGTAGTAACATTGATTGACGCTTACGATAAAGCACAATCAGACACAGCGAATGATTTTGAGTATTTTGCAGATGCTTATTTAGCACTAATAGGGCTTGCTGGCACAGACGGTGACGACATTAAGGCTATGAAGGAAAATAGGGTATTATTGCTTGACGAAAAAGGGCAAGCTGAATGGGTTGTTAAAACACAGGAATATTTAGCCACTCAAGAATTTAAGGATAGGCTTAAGGCAGATATACATAAATTTGCAATGGTGCCAGATTTAACAGACGAAAAGTTTGGTGCTAATCTAAGTGGCATTAGCTTACAGTATAAGCTTTGGGGCATGGAGCAGGCAGTTTCTTCTAAAGAACGCAACTTTACAAGGGCATTAATGCGAAGGATAAAATTAATAACTAACTTCTTAAGTTACAAGGGACAGAACTTTGACGCTAATGAAATAGATATACAGTTTACAAGAAATGTACCAGCTAACTTAAAAGAAATGGCAGAAGTAGTGCAAACATTATTAGGCATAGTAAGTAAGCAAACATTATTAGGGCTATTGCCAATGATTGATAATGTAGCACAAGAGCAAGGCAGAATTGAAGCAGAAAGTATTGATAATGTTGATCTAGACCAGTACCTAACCGAAAATCTTTTAGATGGTGAAGGCAGTGATGATTAATGGATTATCAGCAATTACAACGCCAGACAGATATAGCAATAGAAAGATTAATAGCTAATAGAGAAAGTGTTATTGTTAAAGAATATGCTAAATCACTACAAGAAATTAGGTTAGAAGTAGCCACTGCTTATGAAAAGTATGGACCAAGCTATGCAGAAATGGCAAAATATCAACGATTGCAAGGGTTGGAAAATAGGATATTTGAAGAAATAGACAGGAACACTAGGGCAACTGCTAATCAGTTAAGGGGTAGTGTATCGCAAGTATATCAAGAACAATACTATAGGACTGCATTTAATACAGAAACAGCTACACAAGCAAAGCTAAGTTTTACACAGCTAAATCCAAATAGTATCAAGCGTGCTATTGCTAATGAATTAGACCAATACGGAACAGGAGCAAAAAAAGACACACTAGGATATTTAGCTAGGCACTCAACAAACCAAACTAGAATGAAAGAGCAAATACGCTCTACTATTACACAATCTTTAATTCAAGGTGAAGCATATGAAACGGTAGCAGCAAAATTAAAAAGAAGATTAGATATAGGTGCTAGTAACGCAATGAGAATAGCTAGAACAGAAATGCACAGGGTAGAGGTGCAAGGTAGGCGTGACAGTTTGGACCATGCGAAAAATGTAGGCGTAGCAATGATTTATCAATGGATTGCAACTTTAGACAAAAGAACTAGGGATAGGCATCAAGAATATGACGGCATTAAAAGTGATCAAGATGGTATGTTTGATTTGCCCGGTATTGGTAAAGTGGAAGGTCCGGGATTAACTGGATTAGCTGACGAAGATATAAATTGCAGATGCACAATAGTTGGAATAATTGAAGGATATGAGCCAGAATTTAGAAGAACACGTGAAGATGGTATTATTGAATACAAGAATTACAAAGAATACGCAAAAGACAAGGGCTGGAATACTTATTATGACGGCCCAGAGCCTAGAGTACCAAGATAAAACACGAGGGATTGCATAATTAGAACTTACGAGGGCTAATGTGATAATAACTCAAAAGGAGAACTAAGAATGATTAAAATGGATTTACAACACTTTGCAGAAGAAGGCAATGAAGGTAATAATCAGAGCGAAGTAAAAACTTACACAGAAGAACAAGTGCAATCTATGCTCCAAAGTGAAACTGATAAAAGGGTAACTGATGCTATAAAAAAGCGTGAAGCTAAATTTGAGCAGGAATTACAGCAAAGAATAGAAGCTGAACGTAAAGAAGCACAAAGGTTAGCTAATTTATCAGCAGAAGAAAAGGAAAAAGAAATGTTGGCTAAGCAAGAGCAAAAGCTTAAGGAATGGGAAAGGGCTTTGAAAAACAAGGAACTTTTATCAGACACTAAAGATATACTTGCTGACGAAGGACTGCCAACTAAGTTTGCAGACTTGTTATTAGGTGAAGATGCAGAAACAACACTAAACAAAGTTAATGATTTCAAATCAGCATGGCAAGAAGCCATTGAAGGTGCAATTAACGATAGGTTAAAAGGTAAGACACCTAAGTCAACGCAACAAAACGACAAGACACCACTAAGCAACGAAGTAATTAACAGAATGTCTGATGAGGAATACGAATCAAGGCGTGATGAGATTATGGAATGGACTAAGAATCCAAAACAATAAATTATAAAATAGGAGTGACAACAAATGGCAATTAATAACTTTATCCCAACCGTATGGTCTAGAGAAATGTTTAGAGCTTTAAAGAAGGCTCATGTATTTGCAAATGTAGTAAACACAGATTATCAAGGCGAAATCAACAACTTTGGTGACACAGTAAAAATTACTGGAATTAATGCAATTACAATAGGTGATTACACAAAGAACAGCACAACCGTATCTGCAGAAACACTTGATGACGCTCAAACAGAATTAAAAATTGACCAAGCTAAATACTTTGCATTTCAGATTGATGATGTAGATGCTGCACAGCAAACACCAAAAATCATGCAAATGGCTATGGAAGATGCAGGTTATGGACTTGCAGACCAATCAGACCAGTACATAGCTAAATTACAAAGTGACGCAGGTCACACTGTAACACAAACTTCATTAACTGCTGCAAAAATGATAGCTGTGTTAGGAAGCACATCTCAAAAGCTAAATGAAGCCAATGTACCAACTCAAGGTAGATGGGTAGTTTTACCACCTTTCGCAATTAACTTGCTTGTACAAGCAGAAGTTTTAGCACTTGGTGGAATTGAAACAACTGGAAATTATAGAAATGGTTTTGTTGGAAGGGCATTTGGCTTTGACATATTTATGTCTAACAACTTAGAAGTAGTATCAACTAACACAGTTGGACTTGCAGGAACAAGAAGGGCTATTTCTTACGCTAATCAAATTAAATCAATTGAAGCATACAGACCAGAAGGCAAATTTGCAGACGCAGTTAAGGGCTTATACTTGTTTGGTGCTAAAGTAGTAGATCCAAACGCATTAGTTAAGCTTGTACTTAAAGTATAGAATTAAAAAATAGAAGGGATTGAATTAAATGTCAAGTACAGCCATAGATACCACTAGTTATATTTCATTAGGTGAAGCAGAATCATCAAAGCTTGTCTTAACGAATGGTGCAGCAAAAATGAACTTTGCAGCACCATCAAAAGATGGCAAGTTTATGATATTTGTTTTAGTAAGTGCATCAGCAACAAATGAAGCAATGATTACTGTTGAGGCAGGGGATTATTGGAGAAAGTCGCTAGGTGACGCAACGTTAATAGCAGAAGCAGGAACAGATGCTGCATATTGGTTTATTGGACCATTGGAAAGTGCAAGATTCAAAGACGAAGATGGCAACATTAATATAACAATTGAAAAAGCAGCCACCGGTTCAATCACTGTTACACATTACACAGTCGGCGTTATAACTTTAAAGTAGGTTGAGGGAAGGGTTTTTATTCCCTTCCTTAAACATTATGTTAGGGAAAGTAAGAAGTGGTAGTGGTATTGACAGAAATAGGAAGTGGGATAGTTTAGGATTTTATCCGGGAACACTCAATGTATTATTAGATATGCGACTACCTCCAACTACAGCTGATTTTTATAGATTTGAATTTGCATGTGTAAAAGGTAAATTAAACGGCATAGATTGTTATGTGTGTGCAGATAAGGAACTAACTGATAAAAGATTAGTTTTTATATTGGCAGAATGGAAGCTAAGGGATATATTTAATTTAGAAGATGACGATTATGTAAACGTAGAAATTAAGAGAGGGTGACATCATGCAAGAGCAGTTTTTTAGAGAAATGCAAGAAAAAGTAACATTAGGACTTAGAAGTATTAACACAGATCATGCTTATATTCACGAAGGAATAGCTTATAAATCATTTATTGAATTATCAGCATTTCCGGGTGAAGTTACTGAAATAGTATATGTAATCAAAACGCCAGAAGATAAAGATTTACATTTCAAAAACCTAAAACTACAAGCAAAGGGTGGAACTGTAAAAGCTACCATAAAGCGTAGTACAGCTGCCAATCCAATAGTATTTGACGAAACTGGGGCAGAAGGTGAAGAAGAACCAACTGTGGGAACTGAAACTATAGCTGAACTAACCGGACCAGTAAACCTGAATGACTATTTTGGGGCAAGTGGTGTAGTGTGGACAAAAACGCCTACATTTGACACTTCACAAGATGGTGAAGATTGGTTTTTTGTAAAAATACTAGGTGACGCAACAAACCAATTTACATCAGTAGATACAACGGGAATTAGTGACAATGAAGAAGTTGTTATGAAAGCTAACACTTACTATCTTGTTGTTTTAGATAAAGAATCTGATACACCAGAAGATATTACATTAACAACATTTTGGTATGAAGAACCACCTTACAACAGTTAGGGGGTTAAAATATGACAGTTGACGATGTTAAAGATATATTGGGAATTAGTGGAACTGGACAAGATGCAAGGATAACAACACTATTGCCATTAACTAAAGACTTTGTAATAGACTACTGCAATAATAAATTCCTAGATGAAGATGGTGACGAGGTTTTACCTTCTGGAATTAAGTTAGCTATAGCAGATTTAATAGGACTACAAATTAATAGACCAGTAGGAATATCAAGCGAAAAACTGGGAGATTATAGCGTAAGTTACTACCTAGAAGGCTCAAATTTACCCCCAGAAATACAAAAAAGGTTAAGCACATATAAGAAGGTGCGAACAGCATGATAAACCGTTTATTTACCCAAGAATTTATTTTGCAGAAATACACACAAACGCAAGACGAGTGGGGTGGCACTGTTTACGCATGGACTGACTACTTGGCAATTAAAGGTAGATTATGGAACTTAAAAGGTAATGAGCAGTTGGCATCTGATAAAGAAACTTACTTTGCACATGCTAAAATAGCAACAGCAATAGTTGAGGGCTTAGAATGGGGTAATGTTTTAGTAACTTGGAGTACTGCTACATTTACTTGGAGCGAAGAAGGTTTGCGGCCATACATTACAGAGAATTT